TACAGCTATTGTTACTTGTGTTATTGCCATTAATATCTCCTAATGTTTTATAATATAGTTTACCACCACATAAGGTGAAAATGAATTAGTTCCTGCTGCCGTTACAGCTCCTGTTAAAGCAGTCGTCACAGCCACAGTTCCAGTTAAAGTTCCCGATAAAGTATGGGAGTGATTATGTCCTGTTCCTGATCCTGTTTGTTCCACACACACATTATTTGGAACTTCATCAAACTGCTGGTTAAATCCTCCTGGATTTCTTTTTACTCCAGCATTTTCAAATTGATATGCACCAAAATTTGAAATAGGATTTACCTGAGCCTGTCTACACCAAGAATTGTGTGAATGAGCTGCTAATTGAGCCGTAGTTAAAGATGTATTATCAATAGATCCTGTTACAGTAACAGATTGATTATTTGTAATAGCGTTAGTAGCAGCTTGGTTATTGGTTACAGCTACTGTAACTGTATTTGCACCGCCAGTTCCTGCCATAGCATAATTTCCACTTTCATATCCTTGAGGCAATTTACCTTGAAGATCTGGAACATTAAAAGTTGAAGAACCATCTCCAACACCATAAGTAGTAGAAATTATAGCAAATAAATCTGCATATGTTGTTCTTGAAACAGCCGCCCCATCACATAATAAATATCCTACTGGAGCTGTAGTTTTTGTCCAAGGCTTAATTGCGCCTACTTCACTTCTATTTGTTATATCTTGTAAGTTAGCCATTAGTCGTTATATTTCAACCTCCACCCCTCTGTACCATCATAGTATACCAGAGAAATTCCTGCATTGTTAGTAGAAATTGTTAGATCCGACGAAGCGCCTTGAATAGGCTCTGAGTTTCTACCAACCGTAATATTATTAGTAGCAGCATTTCCATCACCGTCTATAATTTTTACTTGAGCTCCTATAGAAGGAGACGCAGGTAAAGTTATAGTAATTGCTCCTGTTGAACAATCACAAAAAATATTATCACCGTCCGAAGCTGCATAAGGTGAATCAGAATTTGTTTTTGCTACCCAGGCTTCTCCTAAACCTGCTAAAGAAAAAACATCATACCAATTAGTTCCGTCTGTAGCAACAATACGCATTTTACCATTTACAACGCTCATTGTATTTCCAGCAGCTCCTAAACGTAAAGTTAAATTATATCCCCCTGAAGTGTTATTATAGATCATGTAGGTTTTTTGAGTTGCAGGAAACTGAATAGTTCTAGCTGCAGTTAAAGTACCTGAAAAAACGATTGTATTTTGTCTCGCTTCGTTTGCTGCCTGAGTTTGTGGACCATCAGAATTAGTTAAAGTGTAATCACCATCTGTTAAAGTTTTTGCATAAACTCCTGCGATTGAAAATTCAAAAACTTGAGAAAAGTTATTATTAGTAATCGTTCCCCATGTACCAGAATTTTCTCCTGTGGTTTGTAATTCTGTTCTTAATCCTGTTGAGTACGTTGATACCATAGCTTGTTATTTAACACCTTTTGTTAATAATTGAAAACATTTTATGCAGCCAGGGAAACATTTTTCCAATCCGCATTCTGACTGTCATCTATAACGGACCAGTTAGTTATTCTTAAACTACCCACTGAAGATGTCAACTTATTTCCCGTTACCTGATAACTAGAACCTCCAGATATTCCATAATCTCCAATAGACACTGTAGCTGATTGTCCTGTAACAGAATAAACAGTTTCTTGTGCAACATCTCCTAAACTACCAGTAGCTGACACACCTGTTGGCATAGCTAAAGCTGGAGCTATTGCGGTTCCTACAGAAGCAGTAGCCGATTGACCTGTTGTAGCTGCATCAATAAATATATTGATAGTATAGTCTGTACCTAACTCAGCATCTAATTCATGTTCTGGAGCTACGGCAATAGTAGTATTACCATCTCCTGAAATAGAATATGGACCAATAGTAAAAGTACCGACTTGAGAATCAGGACTTATATCAGCATTACCTCTTGCTTCTTGAACTCCACTTGTACTTACGGTTGCTTCTTGTCCTGTAACAGAATGTGATAAACCTTCAGCTCCCCATTGTTGTTGTCCCCAACCAATAGACGCACCAGTATTAATATCTGTGTCACGGTTCCATCCCGTGGTCATAGTTACAGATTCAGTTGTATCTCCTAAAGTAGAAGTTGCTTCTTGTCCGGTAACAAAAATAACATGACCAGAATTAATAAGAGGATCACCAACGGTAGACGTTGCTTCATTTCCTGTCGGATTAACTTCCGCAATTCCTGTTCCTGTGGCATTACCTACACTTCCTGTAGCTGCTTGGCCGGTAACGGAAATTACTTGATGTGTAATTACACTAAAACCTGTCCCTACAGTAGCAGTAGCTTGTTGACCTGTTACACTTATTGTAGAATATTCACTCCACGCACCAGATCCCCATGTATCACGTCCCCAGCCTTGTATACTGGCCATCTAAGCCTCCTTGTTAGGCTATTCTTAAGATCGCACTATCGTCTTCAGCAGCAGGAAATGAAATTGTAAACGTTCCAGCAGTGGAAGATTTAACTCCACCAAAATCTAGTATGCATACCGCAGCATTAGTAGTTAAGCCAGTTACAGTTGAGTTATTATAAATAACCGCTGCTTGTGCTGAAATAGTTGCGCTTGTAAAAGACACATCTGCAAAATCAACAATCGCAGTAGTATTATCTAATTTTGGAAAAGTAGATTCAACTGTGCAGGCTCCTCCACCAGCAGTATAAGTTCCTGAATTGCCCACTTCGTCAGTTGTTTCATAAGCAGTCGTTGTATTATTTAACGTTACCTCTGAATCAAAAAGTGCCAATTTGAACGAATTACCAGTAGATGCAGTAAAATCATGCAAAGCTTTTAAAATTTCAAGCTTAAACGATTTAACAATACATTGTTCAATAGCCATATTTTCTCCTTAAAAGTTATGGTTGTGCAGACTCGAGAGGTATTCTCAAGACTCCATCAAAATATTCACTTCGTCTTCTACGTCCCTGTTGTTCAATAGCAAAGGCTTGCATTGCTTCTTGAAATGATTGTTGGTACATCTGCAACATATCAGCAGGTCCTTTCAAAAACTTATAGGCTTCAACCAAACATCCATACAAAAGAACATCTTCGCCATTTGTACTCAACCAAGTTGTTCCTGATGAGCCGGCGTTTGTTAGACTGCTAGGCATCCTATTTAATGCAAGTTCTACTGTAAATCCCGAACTTGGGGTAGGAGCGACGTACAAAGAATCATTATCCCAATTTCCATAATACTTTGGTACGCCAGTTGTATTACTGTTTTTATTATATTCTGCAAGAAAAGACAAATCTTTTTGAATTAAATATTTTCTGTTTCCAACACTATCTTTAATTTGTATCCAATCTACACTAATAAAAGTGGTGCTTGTTGCTCCAGGCATAGATAAATAAGGATTATCGGCTGTGAAGTTAGCTGTCATATGCCCTCTTGATACATCTAGATCAATAGTTCTAAAAATACGTTTTTCCGTATTATTAATCATAGTATTAATAACTGCATTAGAAAGCACATTAGAACTTACTTCCGTATAACTTCTTACATCATCCTGTATTTCACTTAATGTTGCCATATTATGCCGTAATTGTTACTGGTCCCGCATTTGCTCTTCCTCCACCAGCTTCACCTGACTGACCAGGAGAAGTAGTAGAAACAAATGTGAAAAAATTATCATCTACTTTAGTTATAGTATATCCATCTTCATCCTCTATTTCTGAAGCAGGAATACCAAACACCGCCATAGAATTTCTAAATCTTACAATATCTCCCGTTGATCTTCCATGATCTGGAGAATTAACTTTAATGGTTGTATTGCCTTGTGTTGTTATAAAAGGATTTAAAGGTAATAAAACAGGAACCGCGGGTGCTACTCTTGAAGGTCTAGGATTACGAAGAGCAATAGGATCATTTCCAATATGGAAAGGACCTAGTTGCGGTTGTTTTGGTTCATATTCTGATTTATGTACAATAAAACCATTCCATTCTTTTCGCATTTCCAAATAGGGAAAAGCTACTCCACTGCGGTCTGAAATTCTAAGCGCATGTTTTCCTTTTGCAAATGCCATTATCTAATTGCCTTTTCTATAGATCCACCTTTAGATTTCATATCTATTCCTAATTCTTTAAAAATATCATTAATGGCAATATCCAAAGCATCCATATCACCTGTTTCTTTTGCATCATAATATGCTTGAAATAATTGTGCTGCCCTATCCGTTCTAGCCATTAAAATCCTCCAAGATATCCTTGTGCAGGAACAAGATGAATACTAGCCCTGGTTGCATCTTCTGCTGCAGCTCTAGCAAATTCTTCTTCATACACTTGTTTTAATAATTGTATACGATCAGGAGCTCTTTTCATAGCTATATAGTAAGCTAGTCCTGCGCACATACACGGAATAAATCTAAAAGGTAAATCCACATCATTTGTATAAGTGCCTGCATCTTCAATTCGACGCAATGCATAATATTTAAAAGTATAAGTTTTTGTATCATCAGGAGAAGTATAAACATACAAAGTTGGAGTTAATGTACGTTCAAAATACCATTCTGATGGTTGTCCTGTTTCTGTTTTTTTAGGTAAATCTAAATAAGCCATTCGGCTAATTCTATCTACCGCATAATCATTAGTTCCATTGTTAACTACAGCAGATAAAACATCTATAATTCCTCTCTCCTCTGGAGAAGAAAAACTATAACTAGGTTGACTTCCTACTAATGTTTTAGAACCTTGTGTAATTTTCCATAGGTTTAAACCACGGTTCGCCCATTCTGAAAACATAATGTCTAAAGAACGGCGAGCCGTGTCTAAATCATATCCTTTACGGGTTTGTAACCCACAGCGCTCAAACGCCTCTTCAATTATCTCATCAATTTTAAGATTAAACTCAGTAGTCCCTGAAGTTGGCATATCATCCTCGTTTTCTTCTCATCTTAGCAAAAGTTTCTGCTAGACGTGCTCGTTGACCAAGCTTACCGCCTTTTTTAGCAGCTTTAGCTAATTTTTTAGCCGGTATCTTTTTTCCTTTTTTGACACCGAGAGAACGACGAAGAGCTCCTGGTTTCTTAACCGCTTTTTGTATCCACTTTTTATCTGCCACCGGTTTTTCCGTTTACCCCATTAAAAACTTCAGATGGTTGTTGACCCATCATCAATCTTTTTTTCATTGGGACATGACCTTGAGGTTGTGTAGTGGGTTTTCCCATTTTCACTCCTCTTGGGCCTACAGACTCACCATAAGACTTTACAGTCTTAGAAGCTTCGACAGCAGATCTAGTTTGTGCAGTTGAATCATAATAACTTGGCATTCATACCTCCTATGTAGTGTAGAAGACTACGCATCCCGCTGTTTCTGCATCAGCGTCAACGCACAGTCCAGTTTTAAATAATACTCCCATCTCAGGAATATATGTGTTGGCATTTGCTCCACCAGGAATAACAAGATCCATAATTTTATTTCCACCGGCAATATCACCTGTAGCGGCACAATCATGAAAAGCAATGGTCGTGGAATCGGTTGGTAACGCTGCTGCGTCATAACCTTTTAAAAAACCACGTTTGTTACTAATTAAAGTTTCGTTGTTACCTGCCGTAGCATTTTTAGCAAAAACTGGAGTTGTCATTAATAGTCAGTCTCCCTATCAAGTGCCGCCATGAAGTAATCAATAGTAGTTACTTTTGTTCCACTTGCATCACCAGATAAAGACATGCACATAAGTTTCATATTAGCTGTCGGTATTGATGTGTTAGAAGCTCCAACTTTTTGTCTATTAATAAACCATTCTATTTCATCACTAGCTGTTGCTGCTCCTTTAGTCATAATAAATCCTAAAGTAACAAATGTATCATCAGCTAAAGTAGATAGAGTTGTATTATCAAAAGTTATAACGCTAGCGCTATCTGCTTTTTCAGTTACTCCTTGAATATAACCGTTTCCATCAGTTAATAGAAAACCAGCAATATTAGATGAAGATAAAGCATTTTCAGGATTAGTAGCAAAAGTTTCAGTAAACCCTACTAATAAATCCATTTGATCAGCGTCAGAAACTTTTACTCTTCCTTCCCACCATAATTTATTTCCAGCAGTTGAAGGTAGAGCAAAGCACTCTTGTTTTGCTTGAATAGAAGCGCCATCATTCTCAGTTGTTGCTGTTGAAGTTAAAGTTGCATGTCCATTAGTTGCATCTGCAACGATTGCCACAGCTGCACCTGAATCTTTTACAATAGTCCAGTTGTGTGTTTCATCAACGGCTCCATCTTCGAAGTCGTCCATCCATTTTGCTTGATCAGGCCAATGTGATACATTCAAATTTTCAAATTGTTTTTGTCCAGCTGAATATAAAATTGGGCCCTTAAAATGTGTAGCCATAATTAAATCTCCTTTGGTCGTATAGACCATTTCGTTACGTAGTCTCTATACCGTCTGCCTAGCCAGTCTACATAACTAAATTAATACTAGGTATACTTATTGTTTAAAACAAAAAGGGCGCTTTGTAAAGCGCCCTTTAAGCAGTTAATTAAGTTAAAAACTTAACCTCCTTGTGTACCATAAATTCCACGAGGGTCAGACCAGCCAAAGCTGTATCTTTCTCTCGCTTTATATCTAACGTTTCCAGTATCGAAGTCACCTTCCATAGAGGTTGCGATAGGGGCTCTCACAAACATTTTAAGTCCGTTTGGAACGTCAGTTAATAGCCACCATGCATCTGTGTCAGTTAAGTAGTGATTAACTACATAACCTTCTGGGATCATACCCATATTTTTCATTGCATTGATGTTATTATCTGCGCTGTTGCTTTGTAAAGGAGAGTTTAGAACTCTGTCTGCAATAAATTGCGTATTGACAGGAATTACTAATTTTCTTCCTTTAGCAGCTACTTTTAAACCTCTTTCATCAATAAACCCTGCGATATCAATTAATCCAGTTTCTAAAGATGATTCATTTAGGTCAGCGTCAGTAGTTGGTCTATTTGCAAAAACACCACCTTGCGTAGTAGCATGGTTTGTTGTGCAAAGCATAGATCCGTCACCACCAAGGTAACTAGCACTAAATGAGTTGTTTAAAGTCGCTGCAGCTTTCACTTGTTTTGTGTTAGCCATTGAGCGAGCTAAAGCTCTTGTATAACGAGCTGAAAGCCTATCATACAAGTTGTCTTCGATTGCTTCTTCAGTGATTGCGAATGCCAAAGCAACAGTTTCGTTGGTATAGCGGGAAGTAAAAGCTTCCTGTGCTTGATCATAAGCGATCGAGCTACCTTCAGGTTTTACACCTGCACTACCAAATCCAACTAACATTACTTCTTCTTCGAATGCACGATCAGATGATTCAATCGAATAAAGTTCTTCATGCTCACGGTCATAGCGTTCGTACTCCAGGCCAAATAGGGCATTCAAACCTGGCTCTAACTCTTTGACCAGTTGCGATCTTGATATAGCCATTTTTTATTCTCCTATATTCCTGTTAAGGTTGTGTACGCATGTTCGTTGATTCTTACAACAAAGTTTACGTTGTTAGACGATATATCATTGTTGTCGACATCAGCGGTTACATCCACAATTCTTAACTGTTCAGCAGTAGCTGCCGCGTTTGGCGCGTCAATTTTGCATGAACTTAGTCCTGAAGTCGAGTTTCCGTTTGCATTTCCAGCTGCATTAGCGTTTGCTCCTATAACGGCTTGACCAGTTGTTCCAGCCACTGATTGACATTCAAACAAAGTATTAGGATCGTCATAGACTTTCACTTCTACATCTGTTTCGTTGTATGTCTCAGTTGAAGCAGGCCAGTATCTTGCGAATTTTGGACTGCCTTCTGAATCAGTGTAATAAAATCCACCACAAACACCTAGGATATTAGCACTCGTATTATCGGTTGCCGTTGTAATAAATCCATTAGCTTGTAAAACCACAAGACTGCCTGTGTAGATTGCTGAACCAGCGTCGGTTGCCATTTTATAGGTGCTAAAGCCTGAGCTGTTGTAACTTGCACCAAGCGTTTTCGCTGGGCGAAGTCCAAAAGCGGCATCTATATTAGCCATAATATACTCCTAAAAATGATTCGAGTTCTTTAGTTTCCAGACTCATTCTTTCCTCTAGATCCCCCGAAAGTTACACGACTTTGCCTTTCCTTATGGATAGGCATGCTTTTATGCTCTTCTTTGAATAGATCTCTATCCACAGATTCCATTTGATCTGTTGTTTGTCTTGAAAAATATTTATTTCTCGACTCAACAACTTCAAGTGGAACACGAGCAAGCAATAAGCCACCAATTCCAATAACACCTGCATGTTTCCCATCTTCTTGAGTTGGGAGGTCCCAGTCTGGATATTCGTCTGCTCTAACAAGTTCATAACCTTGTCTGAGCCTACTGATAATATTTTGATTATCTTCGTATCCCCTGGCACTTGCCCTTAACCAACGGTGTTTATATCCGTCGGGCGCAGGAGGTGCCTCCAAATTATTCGGTGGTCTCCATTCTGTCGCTCGAATTGATTTCTCACGCAGATTGGCATTGCGGGGAGTTTTGTCAACAACAATATCTTCTTCTATCTCTATATCTGCTAAAGTTGACTTAGCAGGAGATTTTTTATTTATATTTTTTGTCATAGCCTACTCCTTCACGTATTTGGCATATTCTTGTAAAGACACTCCAAGTTTTTTCGCAATAGCGACTTGACTTGGTGATAACTTCACGGTTTTGCGTCCAGATTTGCTTGATGTTCGGGATGCAGATGCAACAGCCTGGACGGGTCTGTCACTACTGGTAGTATTATCCCCAAATTTATGGGGAAACTCTTTTTTAATTCGATTATCAATCTCACTATAGTACTCATCTGAGTTCGGGTCAAATCCTTCTTGCTCTGTCAGCTTCTTATGTAATGAATAAGCAGTGTATGTCATAGCATCATCTTTTCCAAACCACGGGTTTCTTTGAGCCCATGCTTGAGCTTTTGGGTCTGGAGGAGCAGCTGTAGGTTGTTGTATTGGAGCTGCTGTTTGAGGATTAACCGGAACTTCTTTTTGTTGTTTCTCTATCTTAGTTTGTTGAGCCTCTAAACTTTTTATTCTATTTTGATCAGCCGCTAATTGCGCTAATACAGTTTGAGCTTCTGTTTGTTTTTCAGAATCTCCTGCATCAATAGCTAATTTTAAATGATTTTTTGCCGTAGCAATTTGAGATTCAACACGACTTTTAAATTCATTTACATAACCTTGATCAAGTTGTTGAACCTTATCTTCATTGGCTTTTAATTTTTGTTGAACAGATTTGGCATAATCAGTAGCTGCTTTTTCTCGTCTTTCAGCTTCTCGAACTTTCCATGTTAGACGATCAATTCTTTTTTGAACACCATCACTAACAGTATCTAATTCATCTTTAGGTTGTTGAGTTGTTTTAACTTCTTCTACCGTAGTATCTTCTTGGACTTCCACTTTGTCTTCTTCTTCTTGTTTATCTTCAACAGCAACATTAACGGAAGGACCTGATGTATCAATATCTACAATAGGCTTACCCACGTTGTTGTTGATGGATTGTTGCGCTTCTGGCATAGTTATACTCCTCTATGATTATGAGTGCAGAGATGCATTTACCACATCATCTGGACTGTCAACGACACCGAGTATTTCATCATCATTTAAGATACGAAGTTCCCCGCCGTCAATTTTTAATCTTGAACCAGCATATCTGGCAAAGATTACCCAATCTTTTTCCTTACACCAAGGACCAGTTGGGAATTTATTCTTATCTCCATAAGCCATGGGTCCTAACTTTAGAACAAGTCCTACATTAGTTGTCCATTGTTGCTCTTGAATAAGTGTGTCGGATAGTATCACACCTCCTTTGGTTTTTTCAACCCCTTTATGAGGTAAAATGACCATTCTCCATCCTGTTGGATTAGGAATCTTAGCCATTTCAGCTTTTTCTTTTTTCTTTTCACGTGCAATAGCTGCGTGTTTAGGTAATATTAATTTACTCACTGTCTTCCTCTCTTTTCATAATATCTCTAATGTCCTGCTCCAAACCATTTAAAGAATGAAGCTGTCCTACCATATACTTGTATTTTGCAAAATCTTCAACCCCTTGCATAGTAACTTCTGTAATTTGTTCTTTCTTTTGTCTAATAGCTCTGTAAATTAATTCAGCTAAATGTAGTCCATCCATTATTTTTTTCTCTTTCTAATCCGCAAGCCTAAACGAATACGACGTCTATTTCTTCTTTTTTTGGATCCAATTTTTCGGCGTCCTTTGTGTTTTTTAGGATAACCCATTAACTAGAAGCAACGAAGACCTCCACATCAATAGCGTTAGAAGCATTTGCAGTATTTGCGGTTATAGTTGTTACATCAGCTAGACTGGCCGTTCCGACGGTTCCACTAGCCACAGCATCAATAGCTGTTCCTGGTTGAGAAAGAATAAAAGATCTTCCCCAGTCCAGATATACCCATACATTTTCAGCTGCACCACCTAAATTAATATTTACTGGATTAGCGTCATCTAAATTTGTAATGCGCACATATTTAACATTTGATGTTATGAATTGTCCTGCAGCAGGAACTGTTGAAAATGTGGCCAACGTAATATCCGTATTAGCTGTTAAATTCATAATACGTTTTGATACTTCATTGATACCTGTAATAGCAACAGAGTTAGATGATCCATGGTCTTCACCATTGAGTATAACATTTTCTGTTACTTGAACGTTTAAGCTTACATTAGCAACTGTACTTGCCATTATTTATGCTCACAGTTTTTACAATCACAACTTGTGCATGATCCACCATTGGAACAATGACATTCATGACCACAATTTTCACAAAGATTGTTCATAATCAAACATTAATCTTTCCACCACCACGTGGTTTTCTTTTTTTGCTACCAAATTTACCATAAGATTCATCCCTTGATGCTTTAAGTTGTTTTTTAGTACGTTTTTTTCTTCTACGCATAGCAATAGATTCATCTTCTCTAGCTTTGTAGCCTTGTTTTTTCTTCCCTACTTTTCCACCTTTGGCATAAGTAGTTGTAGTTTTTCTTCTTCCAGGCATAATCATTCCTTGCCCTCTAGTTGTTACACTACCAACCATACTCTCTCCTATTTAGTTAGTCCCTTTGCCTTCTCGAAACTTCTCATGCCGGCAACCCCGAGCATTGAAGTGACGATTGCTAGCAAGGGCCCAGTTTGAATTTCCGGAGCGGCTAATTCCATTCCAGAAAATTTTGCATACCATTCAATACATGGTGACAAAATAAACTCAAAAAATAAAGCAAAGGCTCCAACCCATCCGATTGCCGGGCGCCAGCCACTAACAAAAACGGAACGGTGTCCTGCCTCTGCTTTATTTACATCTAATTGTTTTTCTGCAAGCTTTTGTTGAATGCGTTGCATAAGAATTTTTTTATCAAGTTTTTCCTCTTCTGAGGTATGGAGAGAATCAATGACGGAAGCCACTTGTTTAAGAGCTCCGTCTTTTCCCCCTACTAAATTTGATATTATTCCTAGAACCATTTTTTAGATAGCGCCGATAACTATGATTACAATTATAGCTACTATACCAGCTTTAATCCAATCTTTCATGCTCCAATCGGACCACTCTTTTAAGTGAGCCCATAGATCTGATAAAAGTTTCATATTAACCTCCTATGTCCATTCATATTTGCCACCTTTAATCGCCGCACCCATTTGTCCTTTAGTGAGTTTGGATTTTAAAGGAAACTGCGGAACAGAAATAGCCTCTGCTTTTGTCGTAGAGACAGTTCCTTTTCTCGCGTACGAGTTACCTTTAATAACTGTTCCAGGTTCTGCTTTACCAGTTCCTCGTTTCCAGTCACTATTCGGTTTAACACCTGTTAGACTTGTAACATTGTTTTTACCCATTGCACAACCTCCTATTATCGTTTGTATGTTAAAGCGTGACCCGTTCCAGTATGGACTGCCCCGCCATGTGAATATTTTTTTACTGCGCCGCCTTTAGCTTTTTTTACTGCGCCGCCTTTTTTCCAACCACCTAATTTTTTAATAGCGTCTAGACCACTTATACGGCCTTCTCTCCAAGATCTTAGAATAGAAGTTTTTGAAGTCTTACCAATCTTATTTTTATTTCCTATACTTTTTAAAACACTTAAATCAATCGTTCTAATAGCGTCATCTTCACTTTTACCCATTTTTTACTCTCCTTGGTCCTTGTTTCGCGTAGTTTATTTTAATGCCCTGGGGCATTGGTCCTCGTTTCGGAGGGATTGTTAATGTTAATCTTTTTATCTTCTTCATTAGTGTATCGTTTGATTGTTATCTCCAGTTACTTGATCCGTAAATACTTGAAACAAGTCTTGAGTTTGTTGAAGCCCAACCGTATCTACATAGATTTGTCGAGCTGCGGTCATAAATGCTGCACCGATCATCATTGGATCAACAGAAACTTGCTGTTCTATGCAATGATTAAGCAAGTCATAGCATTTATGTAATAAAATATCCATTTCTTTCTTATCAGCTTCAGCCACGTCGTTTACCTTTTCCAGCTTTACTATAAGCAATGGCAATTTTTTGTTTTTGGGCTCGTCGTTTGCCATGTTTCTTCCTTGTTTTTTTAACAGCCTTAGGTTCGTTACGATTAACTTCTTTAAAAGCTGATTTTAGGGACATACTACCCCCTTTAGCTGCCATCTGCAAAGGATTAATCTGTGGTCGTTTTAGTTTTTGACTTTTTATAAGCTTCGACATCAAAGATTTATTAATATTTTGAGGATCAATAGATCTTGCTTTTGCACTTTTTTGTTGCTTTTGCATTTTCATCATTTTTTGCAAATTTTTTATCTGTTGAGGAGTAAATTTAACCATTATTTATCTCTTCCACGAATTTTAGTTTCTTTCAAGTCAATATTTTTGTTACGAATGTCTTTATCCATCTTTTCTAAGTTAACATTTGCTCTTAATTGTGCAATATCTTCTTGAGATTGTATTTTTTCTTGTTGCATATCAGTATTTTGGCCTAATTTTTTGTTTTGAAACTCTAATTTTTGTTGTTCTTCCATGGCTTTGCGTTGAATATCTTTTTCTCGAAGGTCAATTTCTTGTTGTTTTAAGTCTACAAGAGGATCTTGCGATTGTGATTCTAACATTTCCTCTTCTTCGGCTAACATTTTGCTAGTTATTTCACCTACCATAATAGCCACCATCTTCGATAACTCTATATCTAATATTTGTTGCGCTTGCTGTGCCTGTTGTTGCATTTGAGGGTTCTGTTGAGCCTGCATCATCATCTGTTGTTGAGCTGCTATTTGCTCTTTCATTTTTTCTTGAACTTGTTCTGTTGCTAATAAAGAAATATGTTCAGAAATATGGGCTTGTAAAATAGACATAACTTGAGGATTTTGTCTAACCAATACTGAACTCATAAAAGCACGGTGTGCATCCATATGGGCTTCATGATCTTGTTGAGGAAAAGCTTCTAATTTTTGTCCTGCTAAAGCATTAGCATTTTCCCTAGCTGGATCTAAAGGTTGAGGTTTAGGTGGTTGAGGTAAGATAACATCAATATCTCTTACACCAAGAGCCATGTACATTCTTCTATAGGCTTCATACATGTTATGTAATTCTGGAGCTGCTTGAGCCATTTGCATTTGTGTTTGTGCCAGGGTAACTCTTTGTGCCATAGAAAAAATATTAGGATCAGAAACAGGAATAATATCTACCCGTTCATCAAAATCTTGTTGTTTGATCATTTGGTTTCCACCCTTAACCATGTAAGGATATTCCGGTGGAAGATATAATTGAATAACTCTTGCTAATAATTTAAATTCTTTTTTCTGTGAGTAATGCAAACGTTTATGAATTGCATTCATCACTTTTGTTCCACGTTCAATTAATGCCATTGTTGTGCCTACAGGATTTGCTTGTGAGCCTTCGCCCATTTTTTGATCAGCAATAGCAGCAAACTTTTGACCTGCTTGAACAACAAAACCTAATAGTTGAAATAAAGTTTGATCAGGACCTTTGTAAGGTAAAGGAACTAATCCTTCTCTAAGATTTCCACTGGGGGCGTCGACATCTCTAAACTCTCCTGGTTGAAGGG